CGATAGCAAGAATTTGTTTGCGGATGGCCTTGCCTATAACGGCACGGCTGCGGTCATCGACCTCGGGGGAACGGATCGGGGCAAAGGTCAGCCGATCAAGTGCTTCATCAATGGTCATGGCCTCACGGCGGTGTCGGCGGTTGTCGTCAATGACGGCACCACTACCTCACCGGCCACATTGCGGGATACCTTGCCACTTACCGCCGCGATGTTGAACGCGGGGCCGATTGAGTTCTATCTGCCCTCCAACGTGCAGCGGTATGTTACCTTGGCGCTCACCGGTGCGACTACGGGTGGGACCTGGGATGCGGGTATTGTAAGAGGGGTTCAGACCGCTCGTTAATTTGCAAATTCAATAAAGGTCACTCCCTTTCGGGGGAGTGCGGATTGAAACAAGGAGAGAAAGGATGCTTTGTAGATGTGTAGAAAACGGGCAGGCGCGGGTTGTCGGGACCAACAAGATAACTTGGTTCGAGAAGGGCATGGTCGCGGATATCATCGTCGACAAGACGCTGGGGATACCCTCCCACTTTGTCGCGGTAGAAGAGGCGGCAAAAGAAGAGAAGAAGGGAAAGACAGCCGGTAAGGCTCCGCTCAAGGACGACGATCTTTAAGGAGTTGAGATGTCAGAAGTCTCTATCTGTAATGCGGCCTTGGCATACCTCGGGGAGGATACAATCCGCTCCCTGGATGAAAACAATCGGCGGGGCGGGTTGTGCAAATCCCTGTATCCGATCGTCAGGGACTCAAACCTTGTAAGGAGTGATTGGTCTTTTGCCAGAACAACGGCGAAGCTCAATCAATTGGACGAGGATTACTATGAGGGGGCGGTCTTCACCCTCCCTCCGGATTGCCTTACCCCGATAGCTTTGCTCCCCAGGGAGCAGTCCCGCCGTCCCTACAAGATTGAAGGGGGTCGGGTCGTATTGATTGGTGTCGACGCTTCTGAGCCGATCGGTTTTGATATTTATCTCCAGTACACCCGTAGAGAAGAAAACACTTCGTTGTATTCGGCGTCCTTTATTGACCTGCTGGCGCTTGATCTGGCGGTGAGGATGTGTCTACCACTCACCCAGGACAAGAAGATGGCGGACAGTTTGAAGTCAGAATTGCGATTTATGCGACTGGAGAGTGAGGCGGAGGACGCAAATCGCGGGGACGATTACCGATATCCTGATGAAAATCCGGACAACGACACTTTTGTCAATCCTCCCGAATGAGGTCTTAACTAATGAGTATCAGACGGCTCAAATCGAATTTCACCAGTGGCGAGTTGAGCCCGCTGATGGATGCGAGGGTAGACAATGACCGGTATAAAAACGGTTGTAAGCGCCTTCGCAACATGCATGTCAAGGTTCAAGGTCCTGCGGTAAGGAGATCCGGCTTTCAGTTTATCTATGACCTTTCGAGCCTGGAGTTACACACCTCGATAACTCCCCGAATGGTCCCGTTCGTTTTCGATGAGGACGACGCTTATCAGTTGGTATTTTATAAGCACCTATCCGGGACGTACCGGGTTGTCTTTGGAACCGGCACAGGTTTGGTAGAAGATCCAGATTCTCCTGGGGACCCTTACATTTTCGAGTTTACTGGGGAGATGGACATCCCGCATTTTCATTATGCGCAGTCGGCGGATGTGCTGTTCATCACCCAGGCGGGGAGGATGCCGATAGAGTTCAGGCGCAAGGCGCATGATGAGTGGGAGGCGAGTGAGGTGTCCATCACCATCCCCCCTTTTGTCATAAATAAGACGGCGATAACAATCGCTTCTTCCGGAACCACTGGGACAGTCACCCTCACCGCTTCGGCTTCGTTATTTACTGAGGATTATGAAGATCAGAAGATTAAGCTCAATGCGGGTATCGTCCACATTACGGCCTTTACGGATGATACCCATGTCACTGGGACGGTTACTTCCGATCTCACGGCGGGAACGGCTACTGCGCAGTGGTACGCGCAGGAGTGGAGCGCGGCTTTCGGCTACCCTCGCTTTGTCGGGTTCTTCGAGCAACGGCTATTCTACGCTTCCACGCTCACCCGCCCGCAAACGGTATGGTTCTCGAAGTCCGGGGACTATTCGGATTTCGGGATATCCAGTCCAATCGTTGCCTCCGATGCGGCTACATTCACCCTTGATTCCGGCCTCCAGAACAAGATGCAATGGGTTGTTTCCGCTCGGGAGTTGATTATCGGCACCCTTGGCGATGAGTGGGCGATCTCCGGGAGTGGGTACGAACCACTGTCTTTCTCCTCGGTGAAGGCAGGGAGGCACACCAACCACGGTGGTGAGGACCTCAGTCCTTTAATGATCGGGCCGGTCGTGCTCTTTTTGGAGCGCCTCGGGCGGACGGTCAATCAGCTTGTCTACGATTTTAATTCCGATTCTTACTCGACGGTAGATGTCTCGGTTCTGGCCCCGCATCTCACCGATGACCATACTATTATCTCCTGGGACTATCAGCAGACTCCGAACGGTATTGTCTGGTCGGTGCGGGAGGACGGGCATCTCCTCGGCCTTACCTTCAAGCGTGAGCACAACGTTACCGGCTGGCATGACCACGACACGCAGGGTAGCTTTCTCGATGTAGCATGTATCCCCGGCACCAAGGAGGACGATGTTTGGGCCGTGGTGATGCGGACGAATGCGGATGGAGAAAAGATTTATCTTGAGAAGAAGGCTCCTGAGTTTCAGTCTGATGATCTTGAGGACGCTTATTTTCTTGACAGCTTCTTGGTATATGAAGGCCCGGAGGTATCGACTTTAGTGGGCCTCGACCATCTTGAAGGAATGGAGGTGGATGTTCTTGGTGATGGTTTGGTGTTTTCTGGCTTGACCGTAACAGATGGGGAGATAACGCTTTCCTATCCGGTGACTCGTGCGGTGGCGGGGCTCAGTTTTGTCTCGGAGCTCGTCCCACAATTACCAGAGTTCGAGTTGAAGACGGGGAGCACTCTTGGCCAGATGCGGCGGTCTGATCATCTGACGATTATGTTGTACCGTTCTCTTGGGCTTACCATCGGACGGTATGGTGCGGAACAAGGGGAGATAGGGGTTGAGGAGATTCCTTTCAGGGTTCCAGGTGATGACGTGCAGAGTCCGGTTCCGCTGTTCAGTGGGATAAAGCGATTCCCTCTTCCCCCAGGGCACTATCGGTTATCGGATATCTTCATCCGGCAGACGCAACCTCTGCCGATGACGGTCATCTGCCTTATTGACGAAGTTGATATGAAGGATTGACATTATGGCGATGACAGGGGCACAGCAAGGTGGAACGACCTCCGGAGCAGCGGGGGGTTTGGTATCAGGGGCGGCGCTCGGTACGGCTATCGCTCCAGGATACGGAACCGCCATCGGCGCTGTGGTTGGTTTGGTTGTCGGCGGGGTGGCGGGGTACTTTTCCAGTGATGACGGGTCAGGGGCGAAGATGCAAAGCATCTACTCCCAGTACAACGCCATCCAGACGGCGCGGGCGGGCGCGGCTAATGCACGGGCGCGGGCGGCGGTCGCCGGGTTGAACGCAGACATGACGCTCATGGGGACGACGTTCAACATCACCCAGCAGTTGCAGTTTGATAAGTATAACGCGCAGTTGAAGTCATTCCTCGGCGATTACAATGCCGATCTCCTTGAGAACGAAGCGGCCCGGGTATGGGAAGCGGCGGATCTTGAGTTGCTCCAGAGGGGGCAGGTATTCTCCCGAGAGTTCGGGCAGATGAAAACTGGGTACGGGGCGTCCGGGGTGATGATGAACTCCGATAGCCCGCTTCTCGCGCAGATTGATGCAACAACCCAGCATGAGATGGACGTTATGGTCGTCAAGTACAATGCGGACATCCAAGCCAAGAAGATCCTTGATGCCGCCGCTCAATCGCGGTGGGAAGGGAATATGGCGGCGCAGTCGATAATCTATGAGGGAGGCATGAACGCGGCCACCACTTACGGCAATGCTATTCTCTCCGCTACTGGGACGCGCCTCCAAGGGGGAATTGACTCGGCCATGACTTTGTATAATTCCCAGGTCAACGCCAATCAGATATTGATGGGCGGCAATAACGCAATCTCTGATTGGCAGTCGAAAGATAATCAGGCGATGGCGTCCGGGCTGTTCCAGGCGGGGACCACCGTGGCAAACGCCTACGCCAATTACAAGACGCCCACTGTGAATAAGACGACCGGGACAACTGGTACAGGAGTCCCTTACCGCAATGCACCCGCCTATGGAACAGACACTTCCGGCGCAGCAGCTTATAAGCCCCCTCTCCTCTAATAATTAGGACATTATGGCCAAGATAACTTTCAGTCTGTCCTCCGAGAAAGCAGTAGGAGCGGGGAATATTAATCAACTCAACGCGCCAATGCTTAATGGCGGCGGGAGTAGCGGGGGCCTGCGGGCTCCGGTCCTACATTCTCAGGATCAAGAGGCGGCTACTTTGCCGACGCCGAAAGGGAACGTTCCGCTTCTTGATGATCAAGTGGTCCAGCACGGAACCAACCTGCTCGTTCAGTCGGCCCTCAATTATCAAGACCGGTCAGATGACCTAAATGCCGCAGATGCGGCGATGCGGGCGCGGTTGGAGGCGGATGACATCCTTCATAAGATTCCGCAGAAAGAAGGGGACATTCCCGGATTTCTTAACTTCAAGGGTAAGGAGGCGATAGACACCGCAGCTTCCGCACAGGAGCGCGTCAAGAAGCTCTATGACGAGGATTTTGCCAGTGGTCTGAGTGGGAACTCCAGGATGAAGTATCTTGCCCGCGTTGCCCCGCACAAAGAGGCCGATCTTGTCAAGATCGCCAATCATACGGTTAAAGAGCAGGAGTGGTATCGTGGCCAGGTGCAGTTTGGGCAGTTCTCCCTTTTTGCCAAGACTTTTGAGCAAGACCCGGATCGGGCCATGCAGATCGACTTTCCGCAGGGGATGGCGCAGTATCGGGGGCCAGAGGAGCAGGCGGGATACCGCAAGAAGGTCTTCGAGTTTGCCATTGACTCTCACCTGTCAAAGCCGGGGGGCGTGGTAGGGGCCATTGATTTCTTGAATAAGTATGGGGCTATGGCTGATCCGCAGTCCCGGCTCAAGGCGGTAGACAAGATCAACCCGGCCTTGAAGGCGTTTCAGGAACAGCAGAAGGCGGAGCAAAAGGAGTTGAAAGAGATCCGGCAGGCAGAGATCGAGGCGCAGGCCCCAATCGTCCTCGCCAACAATATTTATTCCGGAAACCCGAGCGCGGTTGTCCAGCAGCTGGAGGCAATGAGCGCGGGATTCACCGGTAAGGACACGGCCAAGGGTGTCACCAAACAGGCCGAGGCCATGGACGCCGCGCTCTGGTTCATGCACAACAACGGCAAAACCTCCTACGAGATCGAGCAGTATGGCCGAAACATCGTGGCGGCGGCGGGCGGCGAACTGAGCCCGGTCGTTGCCAATCAGATGGCCCAGACGGCTTATAATATTTCCAAGGTTGAACGGGAGAAACGGGAACAGGCGCGGGATAACAACGCGGTCGCGGTGGTTAAGAAGATGGCGGTAGATCCACGCACGAATAAACTTTCTCTCCCCCCAGAGGTTAATGTTCGTGCGTTGGATCTCCCGGCTGAGAAGATGAAGGACTTCCTTTCGATTCAAGCGGGGACAAATAAGGAGATAGCAGATCTCCGGACAACGGCGCAGATAGAGGACCA